TTAATACAGAGAATGATTTAGTTGATAAGTTTGGTCAACCATATGACACAGACAAGCACTATGAGACCTGGATGGTAGCATCCTCATACTTAGCTTATGGTGGCATTATGAATGTCGTCAGAGCAGACGATAGCAACCTTAAAAATGCAAATGATACCGGTGCCACACTTAAAATTAAGAGTGTTGAGCATTATGAGGAATTAAATTATCCAACAACACCTAAGAGTGGTGCTACGGTAATTGCCAAAAACCCCGGTTCTTGGGCAAACGACATTAGAGTTGCCATTATTGATGCTCAGGCAGATCAAAGATTAACTTTTGATCAAACTCCAGAAGGTGGTACACAAGTTGCTGTCGGAATGGGTGTTACTCAGGCAGTTCCATCTGGAACAGTAGTTTCTAATACTGGTGCTGGTGCAGGAACAACTTCATTACTTGATGGACATTTTAAAGGAATTATCACAACAGTTAATACCGGAACTGTAGATGTAAAAGTTGTTTCTCACGTATCTGCAGCAGGAACTTCTACTGCTGTTGAGTATAATAATATTTACAAGTTCTCTACAACAGGAAATGTTGCAATTCATACTGCAGCAGTAAATACTTCATATGCAACAACTTCAGTAAGTAATGCTATTGATTGGTTTGGAGAGCAAACACTGGCATTGAGTTCTCAAACTGTCGGTGGAACCGAAACTGTATCTACAGCCAAGTGGAACACATTGGCAGATTCTCCAGGAACCTCTGCATATGCAGCTGCAAGAGGAGGAAGAAACGACGAAATTCACGTTGTTGTAATTGATGGTAAAGGAACAATTACCGGAAATGCCGGAACAATTCTTGAGAAGCATTTAAATCTCTCTAAAGCTTCTGATGCAGAATTCTCAGTAGGTTCTCCATCTTATTGGAACAAGTATTTGGAAGTTAATTCTGAATATGTATTTGCTGGGGCAGGAAGAACTTATGGTGATCGTGTAAGAACTGGTTTTGATGGTGTAGGATTCTCTACATTTACAGATGGTGGATGGAATCAAAAAGCAGAAGATGCCGATGGTCCAAACATTTTTGATGCTGTTGGTCCTCTCGATCTCACTTTAAATGGTGGTAAAAATTATGATGGTGGAACAGATAAATCTGTTGCTGGAGCACTTGACTCCGGTCTTGATGATTTAATTTCTGGATACGGACTCTTTGAAAATGAATCAGAGGTAGATGTTGATTTCCTTCTGATGGGTTCTGGAAAATATGGTCAAGATAAAACCAGAGCACTTGCAACGAAATTGATTGCCATTGCGGAAGCAAGAAAGGATGCAGTTGCATTTATTTCACCACACAGAGGTGCAATTTTAACTGATACATCAGATGATACTGCAGTAACTGTTAATTCTGTAGAAGATGCGACCACAAATGTAATTAATTTCTTTGATCCAATTACATCTTCATCTTATGCCGTATTTGATAGTGGTTACAAATACATGTACGATAGATTTAATGATGTATTCAGATATGTTCCTTTAAATGGAGACATTGCCGGAACTTGTGCTAGAAATGATATTAATAACTTCCCATGGTTCTCACCCGCCGGAACTTCTAGAGGAACTATTCTCAATGCTGTAAAACTGGCATATAATCCAGGAAAGAATCAGAGAGATAGACTTTATTCTTCTAGAGTCAATCCAGTCATTTTCTCACCGGGATCTGGAATCATCCTATTTGGTGATAAGACAGGATTTGCTAAGTCATCGGCATTTGATCGTATCAATGTCCGTCGTCTCTTTATCTTCCTTGAGGATGCCATTGCTGCCGCAGCAAAAGATCAACTCTTTGAATTTAATGACGAAATTACAAGAGCAAACTTTGTAAATATTGTTGAACCTTTCCTTCGTGATGTTCAAGCAAAGAGAGGTATTCAAGATTTCATTGTTATTTGTGACGAAACAAATAATACTGCGGCAATTATTGACAGTAACGAATTTGTTGCTGATATATACATTAAGCCAGCAAGATCGATTAACTTCATCGGTCTGAACTTTATTGCCACCAGAACTGGTGTGGCATTTGAAGAAGTCATCGGTTCCGTTTAATTTAGAGGTTTCCAACAATGGCAGAACGTTTACAACAAGAGACAATTCCTTTAAGGAAGATTAGTGATTTTAAATCTAAACTGACTGGTGGTGGTGCTAGACCCAATCTATTTGAAGTGGTCTTAGCATTTCCTTCAACGGTAGCACCAGTTAATGAAAATGAAGTTTTACAGAAATCAAGATTTTTGGTCAAGGCAGCAGCTCTGCCTGCATCAACTATCGCACCTGTAGAGATTCCCTTTAGAGGTCGTATTTTGAAGGTTGCTGGAGACAGAACCTTTGAAACCTGGACAATCACAGTCATCAATGATACTGATTTCATGATCAGATCTGCGATGGAAAAATGGATGAATACCATCAATAAGTTAGAGGATGCTTCAGGAATCACAAATCCTGTAGATTATCAAACAGATGCAATGGTTCATCAACTTGATCGTGATGGATCCACCCTTAGAACTTATAAGTTCAAGTCGATCTTCCCAACTAATATTTCAACAATTGATATGAATTATGAAACAACTGATACGATTGAAGAATTCACTGTAGAAATGCAGGTTCATTATTGGGAAGCATTTAAAGGATCATCTGCTTCAGCTAATGGAGAAGATATTTCTTAAGGATAAATAGTAAGATAACAGACTAAAATAAAAAATTATAATATGGCCAGACTTTTTGGTTTTTCAGTAAGTGACACCGAGAAAAAATCACCATCAGTAGTTTCCCCCGTTCCTCAGAATAATGAGGACGGGGTTGATAACTACATTTCTAGTGGTTTTTATGGTCAATATCTTGATATTGAAGGTGTATATAGAACTGAATTTGATTTAATTAAAAGATATCGTGAAATGGCACTTCATCCAGAAGCGGATAGTGCCATTGAAGATGTTGTTAATGAAGCAATTGTTAGTGATCTTTATGATTCTCCAATTGAAATTGAACTTTCAAATGTCAATGCCAGTGACAAATTAAAAAGTATTATCAGAGAAGAATTTAAAAGAATTAAAGACATCATGGACTTTGACAAAAAGTCTCATGAAATTTTTAGAAACTGGTACGTAGACGGAAGAGTCTTTTATTTAAAGGTCATTGATACCAAAAAACCAGAAGAGGGAATACAAGATTTAAGATATATTGATCCTCTTAAAATTCGTCATATTAGACAAGAAAAGAAAAAAAATAAAGCAACTTTAGGTCCTGATCTCGGATCAAAAGATAAAGATAAATTTCAGTCACCAGAATTAGAGGAGTATTTTGTTTATACTCCAAAACCAAACTATCCAACCGGAACCATGGTTGGTGGTGGAGGAACAAAAGGTATTAAGATCGCCAAAGATTCTATCACATATTGCACATCTGGTTTAGTTGATAGAAATAAGGGCAATGTTCTTTCATACCTTCATAAGGCAATTAAGTCACTCAATCAACTTAGAATGATTGAGGACTCACTGGTCATCTATCGTTTAAGTAGAGCACCAGAAAGAAGAATTTTCTATATTGATGTCGGTAATCTTCCTAAGGTAAAGGCAGAACAATACCTCAAAGAGGTAATGAGTCGTTATAGAAATAAACAAGTCTATAATGCTCAGACCGGAGAAATTCGTGATGATCGTAAATATATGAGTATGCTGGAAGATTTTTGGCTTCCTAGAAGAGAGGGTGGCAGAGGAACTGAAATCTCAACTCTTCCTGGTGGTCAAAATCTTGGAGAACTTTCTGATATTGAATACTTCCAAAAGAAACTTTACCGTTCACTTGGAGTTCCAGAATCAAGAATTGCAGCAGATGGTGGATTTAATCTTGGTCGTTCTTCTGAAATTCTTCGTGATGAATTGAATTTTGCTAAGTTTGTTGGTAGATTAAGGAAGAGATTTGCCAACATGTTTAGTGATATGTTAAGAACTCAATTGATTCTGAAGAATATTGTAACCCCAGAAGATTGGGAAAAAATTAGTGAGCATATTCAATATGATTTCTTGTATGATAATCAGTTTGCAGAATTAAAAGAATCTGAATTGATGAATGAAAGATTAGGATTACTTGCAACTATCGAACCTTACATTGGAAAATATTACTCTAATGACTATGTTCGTAGAAGAATTTTAAGACAAACTGATACTGAAATTTTAGAAATTGATGAACAAATTGAACAGGAAATTAAGGATGGAATTATTCCGGATCCAAATGCCATTGATCCTATTACCGGAGAACCATTACCAGGAGGAGATAATGGAATGATGGGTGATGTTCCCATGGAACCTGATTTAGAAATGCAAGGTGGAATAACTCAAATTGATGGCAAGAGTGCTGAAATATAAATAACTTATATTGTTATAATAATTTAAATGGAAGACGTATTAGATTTAATTGCTTCTGATGCTCCTGCATCAGAAATTAGTGATAAAATTAAAGATGTTCTGTATGATAGAGCATCTTCAAAAATTGATGGTATCCGTGCAGACGTAGGTGCCTCCATGTTTGACCAACCAGAAGAAACACAAGAGGAAGAATAATGGCAAGAACTTTATGTAAAGGTGCCGAGGCAGCTTGCCCAACAACAACTGGAACTGCAACTAGTTTTTCAGAGGCAACTGTTGTTCGTTTAGTTAATACGCATAGTGGTAATCATCTTGTCACTGTTGTAGAAACTCAAAGTGGAACCGTTATTGGTTCTTTTACTATGCCAACAGGAGCAGTTGAATATCTAGAAAAAAACCCTACTCAGTGTGTGTTTGCCGCAAATGCCGGAGTGTTGGGTTCAAAAGTAGGATTTACCGCATAAAAAAATGAAACTTATCACAGAAGAAATTTCAAATGTAAAAATCATTACCGAGGGCAAAGGTTCTGGTAAGAAATTATATATCGAAGGAGTATTTCTCCAAGGAAACATCAAAAACCGTAATGGTAGAATGTATCCTATGGAAACTCTTTCCCGAGAGGTAAAAAGATATAATGAAACTTTTGTGAATAAAGGTCGTGCTCTTGGAGAACTTGGTCATCCTGATGGACCAACAGTTAATCTTGACAGAGTTTCTCATAAAATTACTTCTCTTACAGAAAATGGAAATAATTTTAAAGGAAAAGCACAGATCCTGAATACTCCAATGGGCAAGATTGCATCTTCTCTTCTTGATGAAGGTGTCATGCTCGGAGTTTCTTCTCGTGGTGTTGGTTCATTAAGAACCACAAATGAAGGTCATAAAGTTGTGGGTGAAGATTTTATGTTGGCAACTGCTGCTGACATCGTTGCTGATCCCTCCGCACCTGATGCTTTTGTCTCAGGAATTATGGAAGGAAAAGAGTGGGTTTGGGAAGGAGGAATTCTTCGTGAGCAACTCGCAGAAACAACTAAGAGAAGAATTAATACTCTTGTTGACCAAAAAAGACTTGAAGAGCATAAGTTGAACTTATTCAACGAATTTTTATCAAATCTTTAAATTATAAATAAATATAGATTAATACAAACATATCTAGTCAAATGTCCGTTGGTAACGATTTACAAGAAATGGAAAACGTAGTAACTAAAGGTGCTGCCAAAGCTGATCCGATGCCAAAGATGGCCGATCCTGGAACTCAATTGGGTTCTGTGGAAGATCTTGGTGGTCCTACCCCAGAAAATTACAAGCCCGATGACGACTCTGCGAAACTCAAGGAACCTAAAATTGCAACTGTCAAAGACATTGTAAATAAAGGTGCCGGTAAAGCAGATCCTATGCCTGCAGGAATGAAGGAAGAGGAAGAAGTCGAAGGTGAAGTAGTTGCTGAAGAGGAAGAAGAAACTTCTAATGAAGTAGTTGCTGAAGAAGAAACTACAGAAGAGGAAGTTGTAGAAGAAACTGTCGAAGACGACACTCCTTCTATCGAAGAGGATATCGAAGCACTTATTGCTGGTGAAGAACTCTCCGAAGAATTCCAAGAAAAGGCACGTACAATTTTTGAAGCAGCTATTAAAACTAAGGTTGCTGAAATGAAAGAAGAGGTACAGAAGCAATACGAAGTATCTCTGACTGAAGAAGTTGCCAACCTCAAGTCCGAGTTAACCGAAAGAGTTGACTCTTATCTTGAGTATGTTGCCCAAGAGTGGTTGACCGAAAATCAACTTTCTGTTGAGCACGGACTGAAAACTGAAATGACCGAATCATTCCTTACCGGAATGAAGAGTCTTTTTGAAGAACATTATGTAACAATCCCTGAAGAGAAATATGATGTACTTAATAGTATGGTAGAAAAACTTGATGAGATGGAAGATAAACTCAACGAGCAAATTAACAAAAATATTGCTTTAAACAAAAGATTGGCTGAGTCGGTTGCTGACGTAATTCTTGCAGATGTATCCGAAGGTCTTGCTGTATCCCAAAAAGATAAGCTCGCTTCTCTTGCCGAAAATGTTGAGTTTGATGGTGAGCAATCCTATCGTGAAAAACTGGTAACTCTTAGAGAAGCATATTTCTCCTCTAATACCGGCGTTCAAGAGAACAAATCGGAAACAATTTCTGAAGAGACTGAAACAGGTCATCAAGTAGAGACTTCTACTATGATGGAATCTTATCTCCAGACATTGAACAGAGTTTCCAAGAAGTGAAGCTTCATTATAACATAGTCAAACTAACTTTTTTAAATAGGTAAAAACAAATGCTGCAAATGCCTTCCCAAGAGGCTCTGCAGGAGAAGTGGGCACCTATCCTCCAACATGAGGGTATGGACAAAATTAAGGATAACCATCGTGCTATGGTTACCGCTCAGCTCCTGGAGAACCAAGAACAAATGCTCAAGGAAGAAAGAGAATTTCTTTCTGAAGCCCCAACTAATGCTACTGGTGCCAATATCAGTAACTTCGATCCCGTTCTGATCTCTCTGATCAGACGCTCCATGCCTAATTTGGTCGCATATGACCTGGCTGGTGTTCAACCAATGAACGGTCCTACTGGACTGATCTTCGCAATGCGTTCTCGTTTCACCTCTCAGAGTGGAACCGAAGCATTCTTCAACGAGCCAGATACTGGATTCTCTGCACAGAGAGAAGGTAATGATGCCGATCAAGGACCTTACACCACTGGTTCTGATGCTGATGCTGTTGGTTTCGGTACTGCCGGTGCTCAAATTGGAACTAATCCTAGTGCTCTGAACCCAGAGTCTAATGCTAATCAGGGTGCATATACAGTTGGTCAGGGTATGACCACTGCTAATTCTGAAGGTCTCGGTGAATCTGGTAATGATTTCAACGAGATGGCATTCTCGATTGAGAAAGTCACCGTTACTGCTATGAGCAGAGCACTGAAAGCCGAGTACTCGTTGGAACTGGCACAAGACCTCAAGGCTATTCATGGTCTGAATGCTGAGGCTGAACTCGCAAATATTCTCTCCACTGAGATTCTTGCTGAGATCAACCGTGAAGTCATCAGAACCATCTATAAGTCTGCTGAAGTCGGTGCTACTCTGAATACCGCAACTTCTGGTACTTTCGACCTCGACGTTGACTCTAACGGACGTTGGAGTGTTGAGAAGTTCAAGGGTCTCATCTTCCAAATGGAAAGAGATGCTAACCAGATTGCACAGAGAACTCGTCGTGGAAAGGGCAACATGATCCTCTGCTCTGCAGACGTTGCCTCCGCACTCACCATGGCTGGTGTACTTGATTACACCCCTGCCCTGAATGCAAACCTCAACGTAGATGACACTGGTAACACCTTTGCTGGTGTACTCGGTGGTAAGTTCCGTGTCTATATCGATCCTTATGCTGCTAACAATGCTGCTAACCAGTATTACGTAGCCGGTTATAAGGGTTCTTCACCTTATGACGCAGGACTGTTCTACTGTCCTTATGTTCCTCTCCAGATGGTTCGTGCCGTTGGTGAGAACACCTTCCAACCAAAAATCGGGTTCAAGACTCGTTA